ATTGAGTTGTTACCTTTGAATGGGTATCTTGTGTCAGCTTCGGACTTTGTATAAGAGTTGGCTACAGTAAATACATCATAGACAACCATTTCTATTATATCATTCAAAGTCGCTGCTTGAACTAATACAACAGTTGTACCCGTTGTTGCCGTATAGTCATCACCAGGAACTAACAATATTCCATTTTGATATACATCCATGTACAATGTATCGTTGTAACTTAGTACAAGTGAGTTGACATCCGATCCACTGAAAGAAGTTTGTCCAGCCGTGGCTTGATACTGAAACCTACTTCTTACACCAAAATTTTCTGATCTACCTATGTATGGCATTGTTTATTCCTTAACTTGGTTTCGTTGGAAAGTTAACATGAGTTTTACTATCTTCATCAAATTTCATTTTTTCTTGAACCTTTGCAACTGTGTCTAAACCAGTTGTAATGTCTCTCATTTGTTGTCTGTAAGTTTTCCATTTAGCAGACATAGTTACATCTGAATTACCCATGTAATCTGTCTCTTTTAATATGTTATTCCTAACAGTTCTGAGCCAATTTAGTTCTCTATCTAATGCACCTTTTTCCCAATCAGCTTCTTCTTTTTCTAATTGTGCTTGTTCTGCATCAGTTAACTCTATCTCAATACCATTTACATTTTTTATTCTATTAGCCATTACAGAACTCCGTATATTTTAAATATACCACTAGCAATATCGCCAGTTCTAAATTTAATTTTAATTCCATTAATTATGTCACCATTAGACTCTACTGCACCAATACTATTTGTATGTATGTAATAACTACCATGACCAAATGAAAAGAATTGCCCATTAAATACTGTCCTATGGGCTACACCTAAATTATCAACAATAATAGTGCCAGTCATACCACCTTTATTAGCAGCAGTCGCAGTTCCTTGGTCTGCATTTAAAGCAAAATCATTTACATAAGCATTGTCATTTCCATGTGAACTTCCATTGCTGTAGTGTCTGTGATATGTGGAGTTATATGCACTATCTCCAAAATAACCAGTACCACTATTGTTACTACAATAAAGATTTAATTGTGCCCCACCTGAAGTTGCTACAGCACTATCTACTGTAATTTCGTGTCTTGAGTAGGTGGTGTCTAAAACTACACCATTAGCACCATGTATAAATTCTACTGCTGTTGTATTACTAGATATTGTAATTGTTCTTAATAGTTTTCTTGTAGTAGGAGTACCACTTACAGTTCCAGTAAATGCAAATGTATCTGCTAGGTTTACACCTTCTGCTTGAACTTTGGTTAACGGCATTTCTTACTCCTTATGCGTATGGACTATCGCCTAGTACACTTGTATCCCAAGCAGCTTTAAGTTTAGCTATAGTGTCTGCACTTGATATTGCACTTGCAGCAGGAGCATCTCTTAATGCTTTCTTCTTTGCTACACTTGCAGTCTTTGCAGATGCATCGTCAGCTTCTAATGCTTTCATATACACTACATCTTCTGCTGCTAATAAAGGATTTCTAACTTCTCTAATTTTATCTTGAAAGATTTTTTTAGCTTCAGTTATATCTTCACTTATTGTTGATCCAGATAATGTCCATGCACCTCTGAAATGTCTATCTGATGGCACAGTTGCGTCTGCTGCATTAATAGTCTTGCCATCTTTATCTACTATGTTTGTTGTTGCCATTTAAGCCACCTCTTGTTTTTGTATGGTTAATTCTTCATTAATCTTCCAAGCATTTCGCCATACTCTAGTGCTTGGTAACTGTTGTTTAGTACAAATAACCATTCTTGGTTTATTTCCCTTATCATAATCTTTCCACACATGTTGTGGTAAGTCCTTCATAATTAAATACTCTATAGCTCGTTCTTCTGTCATTGCCTCAATAGGCTTTGTGTTGTGAAGCAAATACCCTCTTGTATGTTTAACAAAATCTGGTTTTGCCTCATCCTTTGCTAACTCCCAGTATGCCTCAACTGGAGGTAAAATACCACCCTGCAATGCACAAGCCATCCAATTAGGGTCAGGATGTGTTACTTTTGCAGGTTCATCAGGTGTCTCTGGGTCTTCCCATACAACACAATATTCTGTTCTGTAAGGCTCTAGCTTTTCTTTTGCCCAACACAGTCTATCCCAAAGATGTGTGCCTTGAAATTCTGGTGTTTCTATTGTCATGCGAGGTCTCCTGCTACTTCAAATCCAATATAGTCGGCATCTATGGCACTATTATCCGACCTTTCATTAATGTTCATTTTAAATGCTGCTGTTGAATAAGTATTTGAGTGATGCACATAAAAATTTCTTCCGTCACTACCTGAACCTGATGTGCTATAATTAGTATTTCCCATAGCTGATGTATATGTAACAGTATATGTTCCAGTGCCATTGTCTGTAGCACTAGCAAAATTAAAACTATCTCTTAATCCAAAAGATGAGCCATTTAAATTACCCCATGCTTTTAAACTACCATTCACAACATAATCTGTATCTAAAGACTTAGCTGTACCACTTATCTGTCCACTTGTTGATAATGTATCAAATGCTATTGTTCCGTTTGCCATTATGCTAGGTCTCCATGTAAGGTTAAATACACACTACCAGAATCAAAAACTTCTCCATTACTAGAACCACTAGAACCATATATAACATTAACTCTTATTTTAGCTGCTGACTCTGATTCACTGTGCTGATATATTTGCATACCTCTAGTAGCATTTGTAATACCTTGGCTTCTATTGTCGCTATTCCAAGTTCCCATAGCACAATTTCTTCTAGCAGCAGATGCAAAATCATTATCTATAGTAAATGTATAATCGCCAGTTCCATTGTCTGTCATAGATGAACCATTAAAACTGTCAAGTATGGATGCAGTACCATCACCGTCAATGTGACACCAAGCCTTTGCTAGACCTTGCTGTATACTTGTCTGTGCTGAACCCTCACCTCTAATAGTCATAGAGTTTGCACTTGCACTAACTACAGGTGTTGAGCCAATGGTTATGGTTGTTGCAGTGGACTTGCCTGTGATTGTGTCTAGGATTACTGTACTCATATTTAACCTTTCGGATACTTGTCTTTAACAGCTTTAATGGCTGATTGAAAAGCATCTCCACCTTGACCTGCATGATATATCAAATCTAGTTGTTCACCTATTGATGGGTATGCCTCTGCTCTATCTCTTTGATATTTAGCCTTATCATATGCAGTAACTAATTCTTTTTGCTTTGCAAGTATGTCTGCTTCAGCTATGGGTGCTGTTCCATTTTCCCAAACTATTGTATTAATATCATTAGCACTTACAGATACTTCTGCTTTAGGATTAATTGCTAAGATTGCTAGTGTGATTGAATCTTCCATACCTTATGCACCTATTTCAAATGCTGTTATTGTTGAAAATGAACCAGTTCCACCATTGTTTATTCCTCCAGTTCCTGAACTATTACCTACTCTAATATAAGGTTGATATGTAATTTGAGAAGTAGTATTTGGTGAGTCTAAAACTTGTAATGTTGCGTGAGAATAGTTATAACTAGTTGCATCAAATAAATTTCCAAAACCATTAGTTATACTTGCTAAATTTGTTGAGTCTCTATATAAAGTAGGATAAAATGAATATGTACCCCCTGGTGTTCTATATGACATACTACAAGTAACAAATATTTTATTCGATGCAGATGATGGAGTTATAGAAACTGCTAAGGTGTTTGATGCAGTAACAAACGATGTTGACGTAGTTGTTCTTTCTGTACTATCTGTGGCAGTCACAACCTGCAACACAGTGCCTGTAACATTTAACCCTAAATCACCTGCTTTTGGAACTGAGCCATTTACTTTTTGTATTGCGTCTACTTTAATTGTACTCACGATATCACCAACCTTCCACCGCTATTGATGGTTAATGTAACGCCACTATCTACTGTAAAGTCTCCAGTAACTTGTGCATTTTCTGTAGCTAGTATTGTAGTATTAGCCGTTAAGTTTTGTGCATTAGTTCTAAACAAACCACCTGCTTTAAAATTACCTTTGTTCTCTGCGGCTGGTGTAACTGTACCAGTTTGTGGTGCTAAATAGTTTACAAAGATATTGCCCGTTCCAGAACTAGGTGCTGCTGAAAATGTTAATGTTGTGCCGTCTGGAATAGTGTAGGCAGCGGTGTCTTGTACAACACCATCTACAGAAACTAAAACATCTTGTACTGAACTAACGGCAGTCGTTAATGTAAATGTGGTATCCGAATTATCGCCATTGAATCTCTGTACGGCAGTGGTCGTTTCAAAGTTTGTAACCGGTGCTGAACCAATAAAAGGCATTAGGTTATCTCCATATAGCTCATTGTTACTGACAGCTTATCTGCTACAGAACAATCAATTTTAATAATATCTCCTACATTCAAGTTAATCTTATTTCCCGCAAACAATTCCACTGTAGAGCCAACAGGTATAGGAATATTTTTTGCAATATGAGCTGTTGTGTTTTGTGTCTGAGATGTTTGTGTTGTAGTACTTACTAACTGAACTGTGCCAGTGACTTGTGATGTATGTACATTACAAAGAGTTAATCCTAATATTACAATCGTACTACCACTTTGTA